AAGCTATTACATGGAAAGCTTGGTGGGAGATTTTGAAAAAACATTTCTTACTGACAAAACTCAATTCATAAAACTTGGAAGCAAGTTCTCTAAAGATAAAGCCAAAATCAAAGAAATATTTGGCGATGAAATGAGCAAAGATATGCTAGAGTTTGGTCGCATTATGAAACTGTTGGGCGAATCAGCGCCGGGGGGTGATTTGGTTGCAGCAAATATAGCAGCTAGTCCTTTAGAGAATTTAGGGACAATCGCTAAATTAAGTGTTATTGGTTCAATGTTTTCTAGCGGACCTTTTTACAAATCTTTTTTAAAGAAGTTTAAGGACGCGTCTAAAGGTACGGACACCAAAACAAAGGGTCAAATAGCTGGTGAGCTTATATCTGAAGCCATACAAAGTAGTATGAAGCAAGGAATTGTTCAAACTGCTGATGAGTCTATTACAAGTGCTGCTAATCAAGGTCAGGCATTGATCCAATCAAGAATGCAACCGAAACGTAGCATGACACCTGTGCCTCAAGTAACACCCCCTTTAAGCCAGTTGCCTCCTGTTCAAACTCAACAATCAAGCATTAGGGATCGCGCAAGGGAAAACCCAGCAGTGGCAGCGTCACTACTAGGTGGCCTTGGAAACGCTGATCTTCTCTAGTCTTCGATAACAGAGCTAAGTCCGCCAGAATAAACTTTTTTTGGCCGACTTGCTGAGAAACCTTGACCGCTATATTCAGCGTCCACAAGCAACGACAGTTGCTGCGAAATGTTCCGGCGTTCTTTGTGAGCTATTTCAACGATCTTGTTGTAGGTGTCTACATTAACACCTATTGACTTGTACTTATTTGGCTTTGGCATTAGAATCGTTCCCATAATGTTACCAAAACAGACATACAATCCCAGACTCAAAAGGTCAAGACCCAAGTACGGTAATAAGAAAACCGTGGTGAACGGGATCAAGTTCGATTCTAAGTGGGAATCCGAACGCTATTTATATATAAAGTCGCTCGAACGCGCAGGGACAGTCAAAGACCTTGAGCTTCAAGTTCGGTTCAATCTTATCGTTAATGATCAGAAGATATGCGCCTATATAGCTGACTTCCGCTACAAGAGAGAAGACAAAGACGGCGTTTGGCATGAAATCGTTGAAGATGCCAAGGGCGTAGAAACACCTGAATTTAAACTAAAAAACAAACTTATGAAGGCTTGTCTCGGCATAGAAATATTTCTTTCTAAAAAAAGTGCTTGACGTATATCCCACAGTATTCCATACATAGGGTTCTAGTAACCTAAAGCGGAAAGGAACCGACATGAATAGTCGTGAACTGTTTGACCGTCGAGAAGAACTCAAGCACGTTATCTCTGAAATGCGTACTGAGCTTAAAGACGTTGAAGAACAAATATCAGATACATTTCTACCAATAGCGAAAGACGTTTTACGCGCTAATGGTAAAGACTTTGGTACTGCCCAGATTGCAGAAGGCAATCACAGGCTCAAAGTCACTGTGGGCAAGAAAGTCACATGGGACCAAGCCAAGCTGCGTGACACGCTGAACAATATGTCGCCAGAAAACGCGCAACACTATGGCAAGCTGACGTTTGCTGTTGAAGAGCGCAATTTCACAGCGGCTCCTCCTGCAATCAAGGAAGAGCTTGAAGATTGCCGCACTGTGTCAGTTGGCGCAGTCAAAGTAGAGGAGATCGAATAATGGCTTTGCAAATCATCACAGCCGATCAGCGCCTTGCTGAAAAGAAAGGCCATAAGATCGTAGTATGTGGTTCAAGCGGTGTGGGTAAAACTACACTCGCTCGTACCCTAAACCCAGCAACCACCCTATTCATGGACTTGGAAGCTGGCGATACAGCAATCGAAGGGCATCCTATCGACGTTGTGCGTCCTCGCACATGGGTAGAATGCCGTGACCTCGCGTGCTTCTTAGGCGGTGCAAACCCATCACTCTCTGAAGATCAACCATACGGCCAATCACATTACGATTATGTGGCGGCTATGTACGGCGACTCCTCAGACGTATGGAGCAAGTACGATACGCTGTTTGTGGACTCAATCACAGTGGCAGGCCGTTTGTGCTTCCAGTGGTGCTTACAACAGCCTGATACGCGCTCTGAGCGGTCTGGTAAGGTTGATACTCGTGCTGTTTACGGAATGCACGGACGCGAAATGATGTCGTGGCTCACTCACATCCAGCACATCCGCTCAAAGAACGTTATCTTTGTCGGCATCTTGGACGAGATCACTGACGATTATGGTCGCAAGCAATATAATATGCAGATCGAAGGCGCGAAAACTGGTCGAGAATTACCCGGCATTGTTGATGAAGTAATCACAATGGCGGTCTTAACAGGTGATCACGGACAGTATCGTGCCTTTGTATGTCAACCTCTGAACGAATGGGGCTATCCAGCCAAAGACCGTTCTGGAAGACTTGACGTTCTTGAAGAGCCTCATCTTGGCAAACTTATTGAAAAGATGAACAATGGATCACCACTAACCGACAATGATCTTACGTTTGTCGATCCTACAACTCAAACTTCTAGCGAAGGAGAAGCATAATGCTTAATTTTAATAATGTACCCGCAGACGAAAATCCAAAGAACCAAGAGTTCAGCTTAATCCCTACCGGAACAATCGCTCGCGCTATTGTACTTGTGCAGCAAGGCGACATTGAACTTCCTGAGTTTGGTCAAGGCGCTTGGTTTAAACGTTCTGCAAGCACAGCGGCCAAGTGGATGAACCTTGAGTTCACAATCATTGGTGGTGAGTTTGATCGCCGCAAGTTCTGGCACAGTATCTTTGTCGATGGTGACAAGATTGGCCCCAGCGGTATGCCGCTAGCCAAAGAGATTGGTCTGCGCACGCTCAAGTCGATTGTCGAAAGCGCACGCAACATTGACCCCGCTGATATGACGCCACAAGCCCAGCAAAACCGTAATATCAACGGAATGATGGACTTGAGCACAATGGAAATTTGTGCAAAAATTGGCGTTAAGAAAGGCACGAACGGCTATAAGGACAGTAATCAACTGATGGCCGCGCTCACGCCTAACAGCAGCGAATTTATGCCCCAAGGGAACATTCCAATGCAGCAAACTCCCGCTGCCTCTTCGTATGCTCCTCCTCAAGCTCCTGCGCAGAATAGCGGCGCAGTACCTTCTTGGGCACAAAAGTAAGCTAGCGGCAGGGCCATTCCGCGCCTGCTAGAACACGGACTGGGGGGCCGTGGCCGCTAATCCCCCCAACTTAACTATTCTAGCAAATAGGTATTATTATGTTACTCAGACCATACCAAGAGGTAGCCGTGTCTGACGCATGTAACGCGTTAGATAAGCACAAAAACACTCTCGTTGTCGCTCCTACGGGTGCAGGCAAAACCATCATGCTCTCTTCTCTTGTTGGCAAACGCTACAAGAAAGGGAAGCGCATACTCGTAATTCAACATCGTGATGAGCTTGTTAAGCAGAACAAAGAGAAGTTCGAGAAGGTTAACCCGTACATCACAACAAGCATCGTAAACGGAAAAGTCAAGCACTGGGACGGTGATGCAATCTTCTCAATGATTCAAACAATGTCTCGCGATAGAAACCTACGGGACCGCCCTTTGTTCGACATGGTTGTGGTTGATGAAGGCCACCATGCGGCTGCTGACACCTATGTCAAAGTCATTGACGCTGTTCGCATGGACAACGAAAACGCTGAGATCGTAGGATTTACCGCAACGCCCAACCGTGGCGATGGCAAAGGTTTGCGCAGTGTATTCAATAATTGTGCGCACCAGATTGAATTGGCGACTTTAATCCGAGAAGGATTTCTAGTCCGCCCAAAGTCCTATGTTGTTGACCTTGGCATAAACGATCAACTCGACAGCGTTACCCGCCGTGGCAAAGAATATGACATGGAAGAGGTCGCTGCCATTATGGATCGCCGCGTTATTAACGAACGCATTGTAGAAGAGTGGAAAGAGAAGGCAGGGGATCGCAAGACCGTTGTGTTCTGCTCTACAGTGCTGCACGCGGAACACGTTTGTGAAGCCTTCCTACGCGCTGGCGTCAAAGCGAATTTCTTAATTGGAGAAACTCCTAAAGACGAACGCGCTAAGATGCTGCACGATCTTGAGTTTGGTGACATGCAAGTTATCGTTAACGTCATGGTGCTAACAGAGGGCTATGACGCGCCGCCAGTTTCTTGTATCATCCTAACGCGACCATGCTCCCAAAAAGGTACAATGGTGCAGATGATTGGGAGAGGATTGCGTATCCTTGACCCCGAGTTATACCCAAACACCATCAAGACCG